ACACGCTTAAACTCATCCGCATTTTTAGCTTTGGACTGTATGTAGTCTAAGAAATCTTCTCTATAAGCAAACAAGGCTTTGCCTATTTTTCTGTCAGCCGCTCCACCTGACATTTTCGCAGTAGCAATATCTCCAAGCTGAGAAACCGCATCTTGCATCATATCGCCTGTCATAGCATTATCTTCAATTCTGCTAATAACGGCATCATCAATTTCTTCTTTGAAAGCACTAAAATCTTTTTCTCTAAGTTTGTATTTCTTTCTGAATCTGTTTATGTTTTCAGGTGTTTTTAATGACATAAAGTCTTTTACAACACCACCAGTTACAGGTAGTGAAGACTTTCCGACCGCCTTCTTAAACTGCTTATCTGCAAAAATCTTAGCTTGATTTACCGCCTCAGTAAGCGGTTCATCTAAGTCAACTTTGTAACCAAGAGGCTTCATAACGCCTTCTACAGCTTCAACATTAAACTGCTCAAACGCTCTGCGCTGTGCTTGCGGTATACCAGCAATCTCTCCTAATGCTGTACGCCCCAAAAGACCTTCTACATACCCTGCACCACGGCCTAAAGACTGACCGGGCGTCAAAGGAACCTTTCTGGCAAGAAGGCCAGCCACAGGCTCTTTTACAGCGCCTATAACTGCTGGTAATGCCGCCCCACCAGCGGCTAATGTTCCAGCAATGCCAGCGCCTATTCCAGCGCCATAGCCACGCTCTTCTAAACCACCTTCAGTTCCAAGAAAACCATATGTCGCGCCACCAGCGGCAGGAGCCAATAAACGCGGTAACAACTTAGCGCCAGCAAGTCTAGCACCAGCGGCAATGCCTGTAGGCAGTGAACCAGCTATCTCTGCTGTTAATGCAGATGCTGGATACTCTTCTTTGAACTCTTTACGCTTTGCCTCAAACTCACCCATACCAGATTGAAACGCTGGCATAAAATCTTCACCGCGCAAAGCGGCCATAGCGCCTCTACCAGCACCGGCAAGTTCACCAGCACCGCCGAATGTAAGACCCTGTGCCAACTCTCTTGCAACGCCGGGGATGAACTTTTTGGCTTCTGGTGTGGCCTCGCCAGTAAACTCATCTGGCATAGACATCATTTCTTGTTGAGGTGTGGGTGGCTCTTTTTTTACGGAAGCAGCGGCTCTACGTCTTTTAATCTCAGCAGCAAGAACCCCAGCGGCTTTTTTATCGCCAGCTTTATGAGCGTTCATAAACGCTGATTCTAATCTTTCTAAGGTAGGTTCAGCCATTTTATTCGTTTCCATACTGCCCTAATGCTTCGCTAAGAGCGTCTGAGGTTTCTGTGTCAGAATCCTCTGTGTCAACCATACTTTCCAACCCCATTTCAGCCATAATTTTGGGGTCAAACAATCTTGCATCAACCTCTATTGGTGACTTTCTGTCATAACCTCTGTCAGAGTAAAGATTTTCAACTGCATTGTTGTAGTCATTAATGTTCTTGTCATACTTATTGTACTTCTGAGCGAACATTCTTGTTATTTGAGCTTTAACTACTTTTTTGCTTTGTAATGCGTCTACATTACCGCCTATGTTTTGAATGACACGCAAAGCATCTTGCTCTGTCATTACACCGCCACCTACAGTTTCTATTCTTGCTGATCCAAGAAGACCCTGCATCTGACCTTGAGCAATTCTTAAAGCAAGCTCTTCTTCAGATAAATTAAACTCTTTTGCGTTTGTTGAAAGGAATGTTTTTATGTAAGCACTAAAGTCGTCTGCAAGTCTTCCAATACCAGAATCTGCGTTCTCAATGTTTTTAAGATAGCTAGCGTAATTACGCATACTTACTTCGTCTGCATTAAGATCTTCTCTTATCTTTTTGAACTGACCAAAATTAGGTATGCCCATAGCTGCCATACCCTCAGTAACAGGTATAGCGTCATCAGGTATAGGCATACGAGTTCCATCGGCTTTTTCTATAAATCTTTCACCCGTATGTTTATCAAGAGTGCCTTCTCCGATAGATTTTCCACCTTTTCTATACGGCCCTAAATTAGTAAATCTTCTAGGGTCTTCCGATTCCATAAGAACTTTTGGGTTTTCACGGTCTGAAAAATCGACTACACCAACGCCAGTAACGGTTCTTAAATTACTTTCTGAATCAGGCTTATCAGGCACAAAACTACCTTTACGAACAACCCTTCCAGTAGTTGGGTCTCCACCCAAAGCCTCTATTAAAGGACTACCAAGAGGCAAGAAGGCAACATCAGCTTTTCCTCTTTGACCAGTCTCTGGGTCTATAACCTCTGTTGATTTAAAGTTTAATGGCTTTGCTGTTTTCTGTTCTTTTTCTCTAGCCACTATTTGTGATTCAATGTTTCTACGGCTTAACTCATCAAGTCGCGCCTGACGTTCTGCCGCTGCTTGCTTTTCTGCCGCAGCTTGCTCTGCCGCTTGTCTTTTCTCCATAGCGCCGATGCCAGCCTCTGCTGACCGTGCCAGTATCTGACCAATGCTAGGTGCCTGTGCTATTGGCTGATAACCGCTCATCTCCAGCATAGCGCGACCAGCAGCGCCTAGCCCAGCCATCTGAGGCGTACCTGACGCTGGCATTGCTGATGACAGGCGTTGCATAGGTGATGGCTTTGGAGCAGGGGCAGTCGGTGCCAAGCCGTACTTAGCCATCAATGCCTGACGCGATTGGGGGGCTGTAGGAGCGGCTGACTGTGCCAGTACCTGTCTGCGTAGCCCAGCAAGGTCTAGAGGCTGTGCAGCGGCCATTGTAGGCCCAGCAGCGGTAGGTGTAGGTGCCGTAGCCGGAGCCAGCATTTGAGCCAGTGACCTACGTCCAACGCCCATTTGTTGGCCTGTCATACCTCTAAGAAAAGGACTCATTTAACTCTCCTAACCCAGCAAGCCTAAACCAGCGCCGATAAGAGCGCCTGTGCCGCCACCGATACCAGCCATCTGGCCTAGTTCTGCACCAGCTAAACCAGCACCAAGGATGCTTGTAAGTGGCTGACGCTGTTGCGCTTCATAAGTCGTCTGACCCAAATCACCACCGCGTGTAGCGGCAAGATACTGCGCCAACTTCTCTTGTGGCCGGGCTTGCTCAAACTGGAACCGTTCAATATCAGCCGCCAACTCTGCTTGCTGTTGAGCCTCACGAGCCGCACCAACACCAGCCAATGTCTCAAGATCAGCAAACCCAAACTGCCGCGCTGCTGGTGCCTGTGCAATCGCCTGTTGCTGTGCTTCCAACGCCATTGGTGCCAATGCCTGTGCCAATGCAGCTTGCTGGTAGCCAGATCCATAGCGGCCAGCTTTAGATGTTTGCGCCTCAACTTGTTCAATTACCGGGCGAAAGGCGGCTGATTGCAGAGGGTTTGTACCCATCAGGTTCTGCATCACAACGTCTTGTACGCCTTTAATGAACGGGCTACCAGATATGGCTTGCTGCCGAATACCCTGCAACGCCATCTCAGATTCTGGCGAATAGCCTACAACTGTCTGGCCGGGATAATATTGTGGCGTTTCAGATTCATAAAGCTGTTTTGCTTGCGAAAGGCCATACTCAATGAATGGCTTTTGAAATGCAGGTGGTTCTACAGTGCTTGACTGTACCTGTCTTGTGTTTCCGCCGCCTTTGCTCATCTCATATTTCCTTTGTTAGTACAGTTGACGCTGGACTGTAATCTTTCAACTGGCGTTCCCAGCCTTTGCGTCCGATGATTTCCATTCCGCTACATCCGTGGTCTCTTGCCCACTTCACTAGCTCTTTCTCAGCCTTTATCAATTCACCCATATCACCGCCAGCCAACCAGATGCGACATACGGCCTTTTTAGGGTAGTCAACTATCTCCGTCACTATAACAGAATTTTCCAATGGGAAAAACTGCGCTTTACCGTCCTTTATAGCATCTAACACATCTAGCGAACTATGAGTATCGCCGGAATACGCCAACGCCGCATCTATATGATGCGCTAATCTCTCGAACTCATCCAATAATGAGGTATGCGAAACGTGCATCGTGTCCTGCATTTGAATAGTTAATAACCATAGTACCGTCTGTGCTTGTGCTGTCTATGTATGGGTTGTGATGCCACGGGTCGTGGTCAACGCCAGTAAAAAACACCAAGCTACTGGTTGAGTATCTAGGCTCATCAACAGTTACCTGTGTTGTGGTAGCTAACAAAGTAACATATCCGATACTATTTAAGCCGCCATTTATCGTGCGATTAAGAACCTCTGCAATCTCTCTTGTGGTTGCTGTAATTGGGTTTAATATTCTAAAATTAGTTATTCTTTCAGAAGTTGTCATCGCCGACCCACCTGCCTAGCCTCAACGTCAATGCCGTGAGCAAATGACCAGTTTCCGCTTAACAACATCTTAACACGATGATACCTGTCAGCCGCCCTAAACGGTACAAAACCAGCGGCGTTTGTTGTGCCACCAGCAGCAAAATTTACTGTATCTAACGGTGTGCCTCTCATGCCTACAAATAACTCAACCGTGCCATCTTCGTGATACGGATACACCCTAGTAACAATACTGTGCTTGCCCATACTTACAGTGGCTTCACCTGTGGTGATAGTTGCCTGTAACGGGTCGCCGGTAAACGTAAAGAGCTGATCTCCAACCGCGCCACCGAAGAAAAACTCGCCGCCTTTAAATAGCTGGCTGTCAAGTACCGTGGTCAGGCCGTCGAGGGTGGCTGACAGGTTGTCCAAATCCTCAACCGTGTAACCGGCGCTAAAGAATGGTGCAATAAAGTCAGCCTCGACGTTGCCTATTGACCAGCGACCCAGCGCGTAGTTGAAAATCAGTAGCCGGTCAGGGCGGCCGGTTGTGCTGGCGGTGCTGGTGTACGACCAGACCGCGATCTGATTAAGCGGGTCAACCGCCGCAGTCATTCTGTCCTTGTACTGCGAGTTAAAGTCCTTGGCGAAAAACTTGTCGATTTTCTCGTTGCCAATCGGCGTCGACCGCTGGCCGTCAAACATATGAAAGCCGTTGTCTGAATAATAGAAAACTATACTTCCGTAATTACACACTGAGCCGGGGATAGAACACCCGCGCTGGCTCTCGACCTTGTCGAATTGAAAGATAAGCGGTGGGCCAGTATATGTTGCCCGGAAGATGGCTTTCTCACACAATATTGTGCAGTATTCACCGCCAACCATACCAGTGATAGCACCAGAGTCAGGCAGTTCTTGAAAGTCAGATTGATCTGTGCCAGCAGTCCAGCTTTCAATGTCGTTAAATCCTGACCAGCGCACCTTGTAAGGCACCCGGCCAGATCCTTCGTCTATGTTGGCTGTCCACACAAAGTCACGAACCACAGCCAGAAAATCAGCCTTTGGCGGCGTTCCACCTAAATCAGAAAACGCAGTGTCAGTGCCTAACTGCCACTTTTGCAGTTCTTCTCCGGCTCCACCAGCCGCAATGACGTATTCACCGAATTGTACGAACCGCCATTTTTCTGCACCAGAAAGGTCATATGCTGGTGTTCCAGCTTTACTGACATCGTCCAGATTGTTAGTTGAGGCGTTGAAACTGTACAGTTTGGCGTCATCTCCAGCGAATAGCTTGACGTTGCCAGAGTTGTCTTTTGCGGCATATATACCTCGTATAGTTCCACTAGCGGAATTACTGAAACTAATAAATTGATTTAGTGGGCGATAGCCATTAGCCGCTGGTATTACGTTCTCTGCCGTGACCACGCCAGCGTTCATAAAATCAGGCTGATCTGGCAACCATTCTCCAAACTGTATCATTGTCCTAACCAAGTCCCGCTAGATGTTGTTACTGTAGACCATATCTCAGAACCAATAGGCACATCCGTCCATACCTCAGTACCTACTTCAACCTCGCCCCAATCTTCGCCAAGTATCTTCGCAGATGTTTCCTGTGAAACAGAAGCTGTTGCTGTAGATGCGCCGTTAAACACAGCATTTACTGCACCTGTTACTGAAACAGATGTGTCTGCCACACCTGATGCCAGCGTGACAAAGTTTGAGCTTGATGTAGCTGATGCTGATACAGAAACAGAACCCGCCACGGTTCTGATACGAGTACCGTCAAGAGCAGCAGTGCCAACCGCATCAACCAAAGCCTCAAATGGACGCACACGGACAAACGCGCTAGAAGCCGTGCTGATAGCCTCAACAGAGGCGACCATAGTTCTTATGCGGCCAGCGGTGCTAGAGGCCGTCACAGAGGTGCCAACGGCGGCTGAAATACCCTTTAGCTTTACTGCTGTCCCTGTGGCTGTAGCGGCTGTAGCAGCGGAGCCATCAGCAACCTTAACCTCAAGCGCAAGGGCATCTAATGTGCCATAGTTCCAGTTTTCCAGTGCACCCCAGCCATCCATATGGTCTAAGGCAACAGCAGTCCACGCGACCTTGTCACCCAGAGTATCTAGGGTGAAGGTGTAGCTATCTAGGGTTCCAGTTAGCCTATCTAATGGTGCTGTGGTTGACATTGGCTACACCTACGCTGCGGTGATGTCCATATCACCGATTGCAATCTTGAGGATGTCTCCAGTCTCAATGACCTTGCTGGCAGTCAGCGCACCGTGGATAAGCAAGTTCCCGGCTGATGAGGCATCGAACAAACCAAAATGGCTTACCGTACCCCACGATCCAGTAGCTGCTGAAAACTCAACTGCCGCATCATTGCTTGCTGTGCCTGATGCCGCTGCACCAAAGCTAATTGATACACGAGCATAACCGTTACCAGTTAACTCTGTGCCGCTGTTGTCGTCATTAAAAGAACCTGTAGACAAACCAACATATACTGTCGTTGGCATTGTGTACGCGCCAGTGCCTAGAATATGGTCGAGAATTTCATTCTCTAGGTAATCACTCATTGCAGACATGTGTTACTTCTCCGCTGTTACATTCTGCCGTAAGTAGACAGATTTAGTTTGTAGTGGCCCTGTGCCATAGTGTGAACGCTCTTCGTCCATCCGCACCTCATTTATAGCACGAGTGAACTTCTCATCATACTGCGCGGCTCTCTGCTCATCCAGAAGATACACATATGCCTCTGTTAGTGCGCCGTACAAATACAGGTCAGGTGAACGTGTGAACAGTATAGGGGTGCTAACCGCAGACAGCGCATCAACATCTCCAATGTAAACAATCTCCATTGTATAGCCGCTGTCTGGTATAGGACGAATCTTCATCTCCTTGCCGACTATGCTATAGCCTTGTGGCTTGCCCTGACCATTGCTTGAATACTGCGTATCAAGGCCTGTAGGTGATGCGTAGGACAGCACCGTTAATGGACTTGTATTCAACTTAACTTCTCTGACCTCACGCAAGTCCACAGGCAGAGCAATATATTCATCACCAGCTACAAGCGTTGCCTGTGCACGCTTCTCTTGCTCACGAGTTTCCAACTCACGATTGATACGGGCTTCAGCTAACTGAATAAAGTCAGGTATCTGTGTAGTTAAATCATCACGAGCCAGAAAGTTGGCGATAGATGTTTGCAAGTCTGCGTAAGATGTAATAGCCATTAAACTTGTCCACCACCAGTTCTAAAAGCGCGGTTCTCGCTGTCGTTCAGCCACTGCTTCCACGCCTTTGGGTTTTCGCTTGGCTTGCCAAACTTTTCTACTAGGTGAGCATACACGACATTAGGTATTTCTGCCACATGCTGCATGTGCTTCTGGGTTCCGCGCAAACTGCCGGGA